AATTCCAATATATCAATTTCATCAGCTGCTTTTTTTGCCATATCTACTTCTTCCCATGTTTTATCTTTATGGGGATGATAAATAGACAGAAGCTTTTGCATAGATACTTCAGCTCTTGGAACATGTAAAATCCCATCTTGAAACATTACATGTGTTAATGTAACATAACCGTCTTGTTCGTCTACAAATAATGATTTTTGATTAGTAGCTAATCTTATTTCTCTATTCATTTTTAACCCTTCATCAAACCACATTAATGGTTTACGAGGAGTATGTCTTGTTTGGATAGTATATGATACTGGGGAATTATCTCCTTTTAGTACATAAGTTCTATCTTTGTATTCCCAAGTTTTTTCAATCCTAGTAATACTGCTTTCTTGTTTTGTTGTAGTTGTCATAATAAAATAATATAAAATAAGAACACTAGGCCCCGAAGGGCCCGTATCCTATAGTTAAAAAATTAAGCTTTAAATAATACGAAATTATTAGCAGCTTGAGTAATAAGACATCTTTCACTTAAGTAATTAACTTTCATAATGTCTAAATCAGAAGTTGGAGAATCAGTTCCAACAGATCCTGTTATCCAAGATTTGTTTTTTCTATTCTCAGTTTCTGAAGCTCTATATCTGATGTGTAAGAATGGTCTTTTGATATTTTGACCAAGTTGTTGATCGTAAACTGTAGAAGTTCCAGCAGGAACTAATACACCTTCAATATCACCAAAACCACCTCTAGTTGACCAATCATTAAGATATTTCCAGTCAGTTTTGTAGAAGTCATAAGAACCTCTTCTGTAACCAGTAAATCCTAAATTAAGAGCCATATCAGCGCTGTTATTAAATACTCCATAAGAAGTACCTTTAGTAACACCAGCCGCACCAGCATAGTTACCATTCTGCATAGCAAGAATGTCATCAATTTCTAAAGAAAGTTCTCTATTTAAGAAAAGCATGTTTTCTTCAATTGAACCTTGTTTATCTAATTGTTTAAGTACCGCGTCAAAATCAGTTAGAGCGCCATTACCTGCACCAGCAGCCGCTTGACCACCAAATCCAGTATAAACGTTTCCTCTTGATTCTAGAGCCGAGAAGAAACCTTCTGTACCTCTAGCATTTTGAGCAGCTAAATTACCACCGAAAGTGCCTAAAGCAATTGCAGCACCACCGGCTACATATTTAACACCTTCAACCATAGACATTTCTAGATAGTCTTCCCATCTTAGTCTAGTTTCATGTTCAGATTTGATATACCATAAATATCCACTAGCACCATTTTCAGAAGTAACTTCAATCCAACCGATCTGAGCAGTGTCAGAACCATTGATAGAATAGTTTTCTTTTAAAATAATAGGAGCATTAGTAAATGTAGCATATCCTGGATCTAAGCTTTCAGTAAAGTTTCCAGTACCTTTAGCAAATTCAGATCCATAAGCGATAGCAGTTACTACGCTACCACCACCAACACCTCCATGTGCAGCATAAGCTTGCATTTGGAATTGTTGTCCACCGCCAGCAGCACCACCACCAACTCCAACAGCAGTACAAACACCTTTGATTACTTCTCCAGTTCCACCTTGCGCTGTAGTAGCACCAGTTTGAACTTGAACCATAATAGTTTGTCCTACTTTAAAGTTACATTGAGTAGTTGCCTGTGAGCTAACACCTAAACTTGTAGGTTGTGTAGCAGCAGGTACATTAAAATTAAGTACACCTCCAGAGGCAGCAGCAGCAGCAATAGCAGCAGCAGCACCGGCAACTGGCATAGCACCAGCATTACCTTGAGGTAAACAGTTAGCATATCTAGTATGCAATCTTCCTTGTTCAGTCCAAATTATTTGATCTGAAGTGGAAGGCATCTCAGCAGATACCATACGAAGAAAAGAACCGATAGATCTGTTTCCATATCTTTCAACTTCTTTTTCATATACATCTGGCAAGAATTGTTGAGTCCATTGACTAAAGCCCGCAGCTGTAAAGTCAATATAATTCCCTGCATACAACGTTTTAGTTTGCGTTGGTTGTAATGCAGCGGGAATTCCACTTGTAAAAGCCATTTTGTTTTGATTTTAAGTTATTATTGTTTCCATTTAATTCGCAACTTATCAGATGAATCTCCAGATACTACCCTAATTTTATCACCACTTTTAGTAGTAACAGTTGATGCTTCTTGTCTTGGATCCATATTTATATTCTTAGCATTCTTAGCACTTTCTTTAATAGCGTCGGCACGGCCTTGCTCATAAAAGTGACTAGCTAATTTATCAGCATTTTGTGCTGCATATATAGCTTTATGATATGATCCAATATCTTTAAATTTACCATCAGTATTAGAATAATTATTTAAAAAATTTTTAATATCTGATTGAGATTCTTTAATTTTAGCAGGGTCGTCTATTTTAACCCTATATTTGTTTTCTCCGACCTTAAAATCAAAACCTTTGAATTCTTCGTTAAAAACTTTATTTGTTTCTTTTAGGAAATCTTTTTGTGCTAAAGTTGATCGTTCTTGTTGCTTCTGGGAATTATTATAATATTCTAATGCTTCTTGATGTTGCTTAGGAATTTCATTTTGTTTTCTTAACTTAAGATCACTATAATATTTTTTCTTAGCATTATCCAGCATTGTTTGAGCATTATATAACTCCTCTTTAAAAGCTAATTGCTTAGCTTTTATGTCCGACGGATCATCCGTCTCCTCATCATAAGAAAAATTTTTGTCCATTAAAAATTTAATGTCATTTTGATCTAAATGAGGTTTACTGTATTCGTAGTATTCTTTTAATAGACTAACATTATCTATTTTAGAATAGTCTCTATTGAGTTTTGCATAATCCTCAACAGTACCACCAGTTTCATGCATAAATTGCACTAACTTATCTACGCCTTCAGGAAGCGTTTGTTTTTTATCTTCCTGTAATATTTTTTCTTCTTCTTGTTTAACAGGTGTCTCAATTTTTTCCTGTTTAATTTTTTTCTCTTGGGGATCCTCTTTAATAAGTTCTAAAGGTGAATCATTAGATTCTGTAGTAGGTTTTTCTACTATTTCCTCTTTAATTTCTTTAGCGTTTTTGGGGGTTTCCCGTACTTCTGATCCCACGCTCGGCAGTTCCACTTCGGATCCTTCATCGCGTAACACAGTCTCCTTTGTTTTTGGCTCTTGAATGGCATCTTCTTTAATTTTTTTAGATTGTTTAGGTGGTTTGTCTACATTAACTTTATAAACACCATCTTTTTGAAGGCCATATTCTTCCGAAACTTCACCTTCTTGTACAGCTTTATCTAAAACTGCAACTTCTTTTTCCTGTGGAGTTTGTGGTGCTTCTTCAACAACTTTTACTTCCACAGGTTCGTTTGATTTTTTTTCTTCCATAATTATATATAATAAAATAGTTAAGTTAAATATTAAGAGGCCTCAAAACGAGACATATTAAATCCTCCTAAAGTGTCATTACCCTTAGACTCAAAATCTTTTGTAGGTCTATCGGTATTGGGTGCGCCACTTAATCTGGCGGCTTTTTCTTTACCAGCTTCTCTGATAACTTCTCGTTGTAACATTGAAGCATTGCTTTTTTGAGCTAACTCCATTTGAGATCTTAGTTCTAATTCTTTTAATTGTACATTTAAATTAAATTCATATTGCATTAATTCTTTTTTAGCTCTAGTTTCAATTTCCATTTTTCTAATTTCCATTTCATTTTCTGATGATGATAGTTGAATTTTAGATTCTGTTTTTAATTGTTCAGCTGAAACTTTAGCTTCTTCCATAGCAATTTGTGCATCTCCTTGCGCTTTAGCTTGTGCAGCTGAGGCAGCTTGAGCAGCTTGTCTATCTGTATCTTGTTTTCTTAACCTTCTAAATTTTAATAATTGATTGGCTAATTTTAAATTTTTTACTTCTCTAATATCTATAGCATCTTCTAAATGGATACTATCTTTAGATAAAGCTACTTGAATGTTATTTTCAAGCATCTGTTTTTCGTTTTCATCAGGTTCTAATTCAAGAAATATCCCAAAATCATGTAAATTAAGATCTCTTACTTCTTCTAATGATCCTACTGAAAATTGGCCTAATGATTCAATAAACATGTCTTTTGTTGGATGGTATTCTAATACATCCTTGAATCTCAATGATATAGCCTCAGCCATAGATGTAGTTATAAACATACTGGCTTGGAGAATATGTCGAGTAGCAACATTACTATTAGCTGCTGCTAATTTTTGTACTCCCACTAAAGAATATTGGTCAGGGTCAGCCGCATCTCTTGCCTCATTTAATCCCGTAACATCCCTCATCATTTGAATGTACTGATTATAAGCGTCTATTAACATTTTTATTTGTTGGCCACCTCCTCCAGGTAATTCTTGAATAGGTATTTTCCCAGGGTTAGGATCTCCATCAGACGTCATAGATCTACCTATAATAGATCCTGTCTGGAAATACATGTTTAATGCTTCTTGAGGATTATAATTATTCCCATTACCTAAATCAATTTCAGCTAATCCATCTGCATCTACATATACCCCTGAAGGTGTCATTCTTTGTATAGCTTGTTGTAATTTTAAATGAGTTAACTGAATTAAATCAGCATAAGCAGTCATTTTAGACACTAAAGATGTTATATTACCTTTATACATTCTAGGTGCACTAACAACATAATTTAGCATTACTTTATTAATATTAGCAGTAGGCCTAATCATATTAGTAGCGCGCTCCCATTTTAGTATTCTATCAGTCCCTAATACCATACACCCTTCATAAATTACTTCTCTTGTTTGTTTAACTTTTTCAAAGCGTGTTCTTTTATCTTTAGGAGGATCAAAAGAGTCATCTTTAGGTATAGCTTTTTTACCACCAGTAGGGACTTCTTTTATTTTATAAACGTCATGTTCCCAAGTTTTCCAATTAAAATATAATACTGTTAAAGTATTTTTAGCAGCTAATTGATCATTATTAAAAAAGTTCCAATTAGGATCATTATAATCATTCCAATTAGAACCTTTGTTTACTAATTCTTCTATTTCAGGATTTGTAAGATCTGGGAATTGTTTTTTAAGTTCATTAACTTTTATAGTTTTAACTTCACCAAAATAATAACAATCTTGAAAATTAGGATCTTCTGTATAAGACCATACTAGACGAGCTGGATCTACATATTCTACAGTTATACCATCAGTATTATTGAAGCCATGCTTAATAGCTCCGATGCCTAATGTAGTTAAATCATAATCCAAACGTTTCTTTACCTCGTCATATTGATTCATTCTAAATACATTATTAATAGCTTCCTCTTCAGCCATTTCAATACCTTGCTTATAATTAAGCTGCATATATAATTCTAGTTCCTCAGTATTAGCTGGTAAATCATTAACTGCAAAATTCCTTGCACTAACCCCTAAAGCCTCTTCTATATTAACTAGTAATCCTGCTGTATTAAGATCTTGTTGTACGTCATTAACAAATCTAGTTCTTTTACCTGTTGCTAGATAGTCCTGACCAACCGCTTTAATACTAAATAACCGATCTTGCATACCATTTACAACAATATCTACAAATTTAGGTATAATAGGTACAGGTTTCCAATCTAAATTAAGATATGATAAATCTCCATTAATTGCAAATTCATCTTTATATTTCTTAATTGATTGTTCTCCACGAGCATATAATCTAAGTCTATGAGCCTCTTGTCTGGTACTATAAAATTTCCCGATCCCGTTATTATCCTTATTAAACCATTCCTGTTCAATTGCTCTCCCTACAGATAAACCATAATTATCAGTTTTTTTCTCTGCATCCGATACTGCTTGACTTGGAAATTGTGTAAGAACTTTTCCTTTTAATTTTGCCATATTTATTTTATTAACTCGCTTTGGTAACCTTCATTTTTATATTTTGAAAATTCGAAATCTAATTTTTTAGTTGTTCTTTCAGAACGTGGCCTATATAAATGTTTTCTACAAGCCATTATTGCTAATCCACTACTAATTGATGCATCGTGAGCAGTCCTTCGTGAAATATCAAATCGTGCCCAGTCTTCTAAAGTGCGCTGAAAATATATATTACCATATTTTTCATCATTCTTACCTACATATTCTTCTATATAGGATTCAATAGCTGCTGCATGGGCTTGCTTTATATCTTCCGAACTATTAGGAATTCCACCTAATTCTAATTCGCTTTTAGATAAAGTAGCTGTTGTACGATCAGGGCGATTCATAGAGAAACCTCTATATCCCCTTCTTTTAAAATGATATAATATTCTTGGTTTGTTATTTTCTATAAGTATTGGCATACCATAAAAAATACACGCCATAAGTACATCTTCAAAAAATATTTCTGCTGTTTGTGGCCTAGCTATATATTCTAAAAAAAACTTGGTGTTAGGCACATCACTAGTCATCGAAAATGTTGTTAAACCATGCAAGGCCCCATTAGATCCCCCACCGCCAACTGTTCCAGAAATATCATAAGGATCACAACCAAACGCTCCAAGTCCTTCATTTCCAGGATATTTAATTCCATTTTTTGATAGTGTTCTATTTTGCAATAGATCTGGCGGAATCCAAGCTACATTAAATCTTCCGTTCTTATTAGGTGTCCATATTACTTGGCTATCTCTAATTCCACCTTTCCAAGATAAAGATCCCCTAACCACATGTCCTTTTAAAGCCATCTCCTCATTATAATCTATTTGCTCATAAATTTTAGTAAGATTAAATAAGGAATTCAAAGTTTCATCTCTAAAAGCATGTTTCTCTGATCTTGGAAATTGTCTGTAGTATTCATTTAATGCATCCGGATCATGCTTTAAGCCTTCAACTTCATTTTCCCAGTGATTAATGACTCCCGTAAAGATGAGTTCACCATCAATTCCTTCAACCGGTTCTGGTGGTGTTTGGAATACAGGGTACCCATACTTATTGATAAAGCCTTCGAAGCCCCATTCCATAGGTATGAACAAAGCATATAATCCACTTGAAGTCTGGCCATTGCGATTTCTATTTGTGACATCCGAATTATAATATAGTTTTTTAAAATTATCTCCTCCTTTATTTAATGCATTAGAGGTAGATCCCATCATACATTTTCCAACTATTTTGGATCCGAGCCTGAGGCACGTTTTTGTGACCCTCCAGTTATTGAGGATATTGTCGGGACGTTCCCATTTCCCGGATTCGTCATGAACGAGGAGTTGTAACTTCTCCCCATCGTACGAGTTGTCTCCGGTGTTCTTCCAATCGATGGTTGTATCCAATCCTTCCTGTATCTCCTCGGTCTCCTCGACGGAGGTGGCCCGAATGGTTTTTCTTGTAAGTCTTCTTGACGGGACTTTGTAGGATAATTCAGTTTTCGGCCTTTCCATACCGTCCTGTATTGGTTTAAAGAAGAAGGGATAATTAGTTGAGATCGGTACAACCTTATCTGTGAACATCTTCTTAGCATCTGCTCCAGTCTTAGATAAGATCCCAAACCTAGAGTCCTTTGAAGTCGTAGCCTGGTTGACACACTCAGCTGATGCCATGAAACTAAATCCAGACCGTCTATTCTTAAGGTAGCACATTCCGTAACATCTCCTATCCAATTTGCACGCCTCCCAAAAGTAGAAAAAAATCCTATTTGCTTGTCTAAAATCTGGTGATCCCACATCAATTTTTGTCCAGTTGAGATAGATATAGTGTGATCCTGTAATGTAGCACGGCTCACCGTTGCACATGAACCAATACCCATCAGTCCTATTATTAAACTCATCATCAATATAGTCGTAATACTGATCTTTAGTTTTTTCTGGATAGCTGTGAAAATCATATATTGTTTTTATACGTGTTAAAGAGTTAGGTCTTTCCTTTTTTCTAAAATATTGATCAGATTTTTTTAAATCTTGACCATCTATTTTTTTAGGAATTTGAGGTAATCCTACCTTAAGACCTTGTATCTCATATATTTCTCCTAATGTTCCATCTTTGCTAATAATAACACAATCTAAATCTTGATAATATCCTGATGGAAATTTTTTATGCTTATTAAGTTTTTTTATAGTTTTAGAAGATAAATGGCTTTTGTGTATTTTATATAAAGTTTGTTTATACATTACTTAATTCTGTTTTCAACACCTAAAAAGGCTTTAGTTTGACTAGATTCCTTTTTTTCCGTTAATTCTTCTATTTTATCTATAATTTTTAATGAGTCATCTATAGCTACCCATTTTGCTTGAGCTGCAGTTTTAGCTTTTTCTGGATCTAATTCAACAAGATCTATATTTTGTCTTATTACTTTTTCTAATTCTATTAAAGCTTTTTCAGCTGCTAAAATTACTTTCTTTCTGCGATCTGCCATAATTAATTGTTATATGATTTGATAAAATACGGTATAATTTTTGACCTTCAATATTAAACTCATATTCCGAGTCTGGTGTAAACCCCACCACATCGCCTATAGTAACTCCTAATTCACTTAATTCATCATTACTATATGTTAGTACTCCTGCTAAATTTTCATCTGTTTTAAGAGCCCATTTGTCATCTTTATAAATTGGTTTTACAAAGCAATAATTAGGCAAACTTATCCAATTTTTATCTCTTTTATAAGCAAAAATTTGATCATCAGATACTAAATATTCATTTTCATTTAAAAATCCTGCAGAATTCTTTTCTATACCATCCATACCAACCCATCTTCTAAACACATTATGGTGAACAATCACTTGATCTCCCTTCTTTAGTATAGATTTTCCATAAAATGGTACTTTTGATACAGTTCCAATACGATTAACAAACATATAGTCTCTTTCTGTTACTTCCGTATTTACAACTAGTTCCTTACCATCAACATCAATTTTGTTGTTGTAGCGATTTTCAGTAGATATAATATATTCAAATAAAGATTGCATCAATAATCCAAGTTATATTCAACAGATATAGCCATATTAGCATTAAAATGCTTCCATGGTAATATTTCTTTATTTTTAGTTATAAAGATTTTATAGGATCCATCCTCTTCTAGTATATCTGAGATTTTATGACCTCCATATACTTCTTGACCTACAGAATAATGCATAGCTTCATTCTTATAATCAGCACCTATACTAATTTTTCTAATTAATTTCATTTAATTTAAATTTATATTAAATCTGAATATTCACTAGGAACATCAAATCCAGGACAATGCTTGCTTGAATATTGATTATGACCTGATAGTTTAGTTATACCATGATCATTAATTAAATCTTTTAATAACTCTATAATTGATTCTTTTTGTTCTTCAGTTCTTGTATCTCTACCTTCAGTAATTCCACCACCTATATAACATATCCCTACACTACCTTTATTATGCCCTTTACAGTGAGCACCTGTTTTATTAAGTGGTCTACCTTCTTGAATTGTTCCGTCTAATTTTATTACATAATGATAACCAACATCACTCCAGCCATTACCATCTACATGCCAATTTCTAATATCTTCCACATCGAAGTCTTTACCTTCTGGAGTAGCACTGTAATGTAAAATTGCTTCGTTTATTGCTCTCATTATTATTTATGTTTATTATTTCCAAAAACCTTTTCCACACCACGAGATCCGAAATAGCCT